TCACGCATACACCGGGTCCAGCTCCAGCGCCGCCGACAGGATGCGGTCGCCCGCGCTGTCGGGCTGCCAGGCGTGCAGGTCGGTCACCTCCAGCGCGTCGGCGGCAAAGCGCACCAGCGCCGCGTCCTGCGGGTGCTGGTGGTGCGGCACGAACAGCAGGGGCTCATCGTGCACCTGCGCCCAGTCCAGCAACGCCACCAGCTGCACCACGTCGGCCGCCAGCAGGCGGCTGGGCGAGCGCACCGACCCGGTGAACGCGCTCAAGAAGGCCCACGCCCACATCACGCGCGAGGAGCAGCGCTTTCGCGACAGCTTGGCCGGCGTGCACCTGACGCAGGGCGAATACGACGTGTACATGGACTGGGTTTACCAGTACGGCATGGGCGCGTGGCACAAGCCGAAGTCGCCGCGCACCTGGCTGCTGCAGGGCGAGCACGTGGCGGCCTGCGATGCGCTGCTGCACTGGCGCTTTGTGGGCAGCTACGACTGCAGCACGCCGGGCAACCGGCGCTGCATGGGCGTGTGGACGCGCCAGCAGGCGCGGCACAAGGCCTGCCTGGAGGCACAACCATGAGCCCGCTGTGGTGGCTGAAGCTGATCGGCGCGGTAGCCCTGCTGGGCGCGGTGGCGCTGGGCCTGCGCAACTGCGCCGAGGGCCTGCGCGAAGAGGGCCGCATGGAGGTCCGCGCCGAGTGGATCGCGGCCGACAACCAGCGCAAGGCCGAAGAGCGCAAAGCGCTGATCGACCGGCAGCGCAATGAGCGCGCCGAAGAGCAACGCATGGCCCGCGCGGCCGAGGAGAAAGACCGTGAGCAAACCCACCGCGAGAACGTTTTGCGCCGCCGCGCTGATGCTGCCGAGCGCACTGCTGATGGGCTGCGCGGCACCATCGCCCGGCTCGACACCGAGAGCCGTGCTCGACGTGCCGAGGGCACGTGCGCCGCTGCCGAGCGCGAGGCTGATGCAGCGGCCACGGCCCGAGAGCTACTCAGCACGTGCGCAGGCCGATACACAGCAATGGCAGCAGAGGCTGGAGGCCTTGCCAACCAGGTGATGGGTCTGCAGGACCACGTGGTGGTGGTGCAGCCAGAGGCGGCGGCGCTTTTGACGACCGAGGATGAGTGATGCAGGTGACGCTGGATCTATGGCACGTGATTTCGCTGGCGGTGAGCTTTTTCGGGGCCAGCGCGGCGGCCGGCAAGCTGCTGCTGTCGCAGACGCAGCGGCACCTGGATGAGCGCTTCAACTCGCAGGAGTCGGCGCGCGCGGCCAACCACGAGCAGGTGTCGCGCCGGCTCGACAACATGGAGGCGGCAGCGCGTGAGGAGTCGAGCAACTGGGCGCGGATCGAGCGCGATCTGCTGGCCATGAAGGCCGATCTGCCACTGCACTACGTGCGGCGCGAGGACTACATCCGCGGGCAGAGCCTGATCGAAGCCAAGCTGGATGCACTGGGCAACAAGCTGGATGTGATGCAGCTGCGCGCTGCGGCCGCTGGAGGACCAAAAAATGCAAACCATTGACACCGCACGCGCGCGGCGCGAGGCACTGCGCTGGCTGATCCTGCTGACGCTGAACAATGCCCGGCCGCTGGGCGCCATGGAGGGACTGGTGCTGTCGGTAGCGCAGAGCGAGTACCCCGACGCCACGCCGCTGGAGCTGCGCCGCGAGCTGGACTACCTGCACGGGCGCGAGCTGGTGCGGCTGCAAAAGCGCCCCGATGCGCGCTGGCACGCCGAGCTGACGCGCCACGGCGTGGACGTGGCCGAATACACCGTGGATTGCGAGCCGGGCATTGCGCGGCCGGCAAAATATTGGTGAGCGGGCATGGTGCGAAAGAGCAGCATCAGCCGCCTGCCGGCCGAGATCAAGAGCTACATCGAGGCGATGCTGGCCACCGGCGCGCAGACGCTGGATGAGCTGATCGCCGATCTGCAGGAGCGCTTTCCGGCCGAGGCGCGCGCGGGCCAGTTGCCCAGCCGCAGCGCGGTGCACCGCTACGGGCAAAAGCTGGACCGCCGCCTGGCCGCCATCAAGGCCAGCACCGAGGCGGCGCGCCTGATCAGCGAGCAGGCGGGCGACAGCAAGGATGCGCGCAGCGAGGCGCTGACGGCGCTGGTGCAGACCGAGTTGTTCGAGGCCATTCTGTCGCTGCAGGAAGCGGACGATCCCGATGTCGACACGTCGGAGCGTGTGGGGCTGCTGAGCAGCGCGGCCAAGAACATCGCCACGCTGTCGCGCTCGTCGGTAAACCTGAAGCTGTTCCAGGCCAAGGTGGAGGAGGAGACGCGGCGGCGCATGTTGGCCGAGCAGGAGGCCAAGCTGCAGACGGTCGCTCGCTCGCAGGGTATGGATGAGGCGCAGGTCGATTTCTGGCGCCGTCAGGTGCTGGGTGTGAGCTGATGACCACGCTGATCAAGCCTCTGGCCAGCACGCTGCGCGTCGTCGAGTGGGACGAGCTGCCGCCCGGCGCGCGCGAGGTGCCGGCCGGCTTCAATCCGCTGGCCGAAGGCGTGCTGATGCTGCACCAGCGGCAGTTCTTGTCGATCAAGGCGTCAATCAAGGTGGCGCCCAAAGGCCGCCGCACGGGCATCACGTTTTGCGAGGCGCTCGACGACACCATCAAGGCCGCCGCGCGCAAATCCGCCGGCGGCGACAACGTCTACTACATCGGGGACACGCGGGAGAAGGGCCTGGAATACATCGGCTACTGCGCCAAATTCGCGCGCGTGATCGCGACGGCGCAGGCTCAGGGCGTGTCGGAGATCGAGGAGTTCCTGTTCGATGACCAGGACGAGCACGGCAACACGCGCAAGATCAACGCCTACCGCATCCGCTTTGCCAGCGGTTTCCAGATCTGCGCGCTGTCGTCGCGCCCCGCCAACATCCGCGGCCTGCAGGGCAAGGTGGTGATCGACGAGGCAGCGTTCCATCCCGACGTGCAGGGCGTGCTGGATGCGGCGACGGCGCTGCTGATCTGGGGTGGCGAGATCGTCATCATCTCCAGCCACAACGGCAAAGGCAACCCGTTCAATCAGCTGATCAAGGACATCGAGGCGGGGCGCTACGGCACCGACGCCGTGGTGTTCAAGGTGACGTTCGACGACGCGGTGGCCAACGGTCTCTACGAGCGCGTGTGCCTGATGAAGGGCTGGACGCCCAGCGCCGAGGGCAAGCAGGCCTGGTACACCAAGATTCGCAACGGCTATGGCACGCGCAAGGCCGCGATGCGCGAAGAGCTGGACGCCATTCCGCGCGACGGCAGCGGCGTGTGCCTGCCGGGCGTGTGGGTCGAGCAGGCGATGGTGTTGTCGCCCGAAAGCGTGCTGCGCCTGACACTGGACGACGACTTCGTGCGCCTGCCGCCCCGCGAGCGCGAGTCATGGATGGTGGACTGGATCGACCGCAACCTGGTGCCCGCACTTGCTCGGCTGGACCCGCGCGAGCGGCACGTGCATTCACACGACTACGCGCGCCACCGCGATTTCTCGGTCTGGGGCGCCACTGCCTTGGGTGTGGGTATGCGACGCCGCAACGTGCTGTCGATCGAGATGCACAAGGTGCCTTATGCGCAGCAGAAACAAGTGGCGTGGGCCGCAATCGAGGGGTTGCCACTGTACTGCGGCGGCGCGAATGACGCGAGCGGCAACGGCGAAGCCATGGCCGAGGAGACGGCCGACCAGTTCGGCCACTCGCGGGTGCACCAGATCAAGCTCAACCGCGCTTGGTACGGCACCTGGATGCCCAAGCTGATCCAGGCGTTCGAGGACGGAATGATCGATATTCCGGCCGATCCGAACTACGCGCAGGATTTGCGTGCCATCGAAGACGTGGACGGCGTTCCGATGGTGAGCCCGCTGCGCCGCGCCGACCTCAAAGAGCCCGACCTGGCGCGCCACGGCGACGCCGCTGTGATGCTGGTGCTGGGGTGGTTCGCCACGCTGCACTTGTCCGCCAAGATCGAATTCATGCCGGTGCCCACGCACCCGCGCGGCTTCGACAACCTGACGAGCGCCGCACCACGGCTGCGCATGACCGCTGACGAGCAGTACGCCGGCGACGGCTTGGCGCCGCCCGAATCATCTGCCACCTGGTGAGCACGACATGGCCACATCACGCATTCTCGGCCCCGACGGCCAACCCATTCAGACGCCCGAGCTGGCCACGCCGCAGACGGCACACCTGACGGCGCTGCAGCGCGAGCTGCAGGCGCACCCCACGCGCGGGCTCACGCCCAGCCGGCTGGCCACGATCCTGGACGCGGCCGAGCAAGGTGAATTGACGGCGCAGTTCGAGCTGTTTGAGGACATGGAGGAGAAGGACGGCCACATTGCCAGCGAGATGAACAAGCGCCGCCGCGCCTGCATCCTGGAATGGGAGGTGGTGCCGCCTCAGAAGTCGCCCACGCCGGCCGAGGCCAAGGCCGCGGCGCAGCTGGACGAGCTGCTGCAGGAGATCCCCGACTTCGAAGACGTGCTGTTCGATGTGACCGACGCCATCGGCAAGGGCTTTGCCTGCCTGGAGATCGAGTGGCACCGCGTGGAGCGCTTCTGGCTGCCCAAGACCATCACGCACCGGCCGCAGTCGTGGTTCGTGCTGCACCGCGGCTACCGGCAGGAGCTGCGCCTGCGCACGCACCAGCACGTGGACGGCGTGCCGGGCCAGGCGCTGCAGCCCTTCGGCTGGCTGACCCACGTGCACAAGGCCAAGAGCGGATACCTGGAGCGCTCGGCGCTGTTCCGCCAGCTGGTGTGGACCTACCTGTTCAAGAACTACAGCGTGGGCGACCTGGCCGAGTTTCTGGAGATCTACGGCATCCCGCTGCGCGTGGGCAAATACCCCAGCAGCGCCAGCGAGGCCGAGAAGCTGACGCTGCTGCGCGCGCTGGCGGCGATCGGGCACAACGCAGCGGGCATCATCCCCGAGGGCATGCTGTTGGAGTTCCACAACGCGGCCACCGGCGACCCCAAGGCGTTCGAGCTGATGATGAACTGGTGCGAGCGCAACCAGAGCAAGGTGATTCTGGGTGCTACGCTGACCAGCGGCGCGGACGGCAAGGCGAGCACGAACGCGCTGGGCCAGATCCACAACGAGGTGCGCAAGGACCTGCGCGATGCCGATGTGCGGCAACTGAACACGACGCTGACGCGCGACCTGGTCTACGCCGTGGCGGCGCTGAACGGCCTGGCGCCGGATGGGCCGCGGCGCAGCCCGCAGTTCCAGCTCAACGCGCAGGAGACCGAGGACCTGACGGCCTATTCGGAGGCGCTGCCCAAGCTGGTGAGCATCGGCGTGCAGCCGACGGTGAAGTGGGCGCACGAGAAGCTGGGCATTCCGATGCCGCAGGACGGCGAGCCGGTGCTGCAGCAGCCCGCGCAGCCGATGCCGTTTGGCTTGGCCGGCCTGCGCGCGGCCTGGCCGGCCGATGCGCCGCTGGCGGCCCTGGCTGCCGCCACGCCAGGCGCCGCGGCCACGCCACCGCAGGCCATGGCGCAGCAGCTCGCCGCCGGCGCGGCGCCGGCCGTGACCGGCTGGCTGGCGCAGATTCGCGCCCTGGTGGAGCGTGCGCAAAGCCTGGACGACATCCGCAACGGGCTCGAGCAGCTGCTGCCCGACATGACGCTGGACCAGTACGCCGCGGCCATGGCCCAGGCGCTGGCGGCGGCGCAGCTGGCCGGCCGCTACGAGGTGCTGCAGGAAGCCGGAGGCCTGGGCGATGGCTGAGGTGGCCTACGGATCGTTGCCGTTCGGCGAGATGGTGAGGTTTTTCCTGCGCAAGCTGAACCTGCCCACCGAGCATTGGACCGACATCTACACGCGCGAGCACGATTGGGCGTTCGTGGTGGCCGGCGCCAACCGCGACGCGCTGGTGGCCGACTTTCGCGCGGCTGTCGATAAGGCCATCGCCGAAGGCGGCACGCTGGAGGATTTCCGCCGCGACTTCGACCGCATCGTGGCCACGCACGGCTGGGACTACAACGGCGGGCGCGACTGGCGCAGCCGCGTGATCTACGAGACCAACCTCAACACCGCCTACGCCGCCGGCCGCTACGAGCAGCTGCAGGCGGCGCCGTACTGGCAGTACGTGCACGCTGACTGGGTGACCAACCCGCGCCACCAGCACCTGGCTTGGGACGGCCTGGTGCTGCGCCGTGATGACCCCTGGTGGCAGACGCACTATCCGCCCAACGGCTGGGGCTGCCAGTGCAGCGTGCGCGGCCTGTGGCTGCGCGATCTGCAGGCGATGGGCAAGGAGGGACCCGACGAGGCGCCCGAGGTGCACATGGTGGAGCGGCTGATCGGCCAGCGCAACCCGCGCGGCCCGCGCCTGGTGCTGGTGCCGGCGGGCATCGACCCCGGCTTTGAGTACATCCCCGGCAGCAGCCGCCAGCGCGGTGCGGCCCAGGGCAACATGGGCCAGTGAGGCAGGCATGGCCGGCACAAGCATCAGCATCGACACCCGCGCGCTGGATGGCCTCAAGACCAGCCTGCGCCTGATGGCCACTGGCGTGCGCGACACCCGCACGCTGATGCCGCGTCTAGGCGAATACCTGCAGCGCAGCACGCAGGAGCGCTTCAGGACCCAGACCGACCCGGACGGCGGCGCGTGGGCCGCGCTGCAGCCCCGCACGCGCGAGCGCAAGCGCCACAACCGCGACAAAATCCTGACGCAGCGCGGCTACCTGCGCAAGCACATCTACTACCAGGTGACCGCGCCCGGCCGGGTGGAGGTGTTCAGCGACCGGGTGTACGCCGCCACGCACCAGTTCGGCCGCGGTAACATCCCCGCCAGGCCGTTCCTCGGCATCAGCCGCCGCGACACCGAAGAAATTGGCGCCATCGTGCGCGACTGGGCGGCAGAATTCGGCTTCAACTGA